CTGCGGTAACTGCATCCCAGTTCGTTGTCGAGAAGTTGTACTGCTGCAGCTTGACGGCGTGGCCTGCGTTGCCGTCGTACCACGCGCGCAAGCTCACCGCGAGCGTGACGTCGGGAACGGCCTCGTCCTTGCCGAAGTCGAACTGATACGTGAACGCTGGCGGCGCACCGCCGACCTCATCGAGCACGAACTCTGCGCCGTTGTCCGTGTACGTGTCGGTGAGCGCGCCCGACTGCACGCTGCCCTTGACAGGCGTGAACGTGTCGCTCAGGTACCACGGCGCTGTTAGGGTGCCGGTGCTTGCGCAGGTCAGGTCGCCGAGCGTCTGCGTCAGCAGGCCTGCGGCCGAGAGGGTGCCTGCGCCTGCCGACGTGAGCGCGCCGAGGGTCTGCGCGCAAGTGCCTGCGACCGCTGCCGTCCCGGTGCCTGCGCAGGTGAGGCTGTCGAGCGTGGCGGTGCCGGTGCCTGCAACCGACGCCGCACCTGTGCCGACGCTGGTGAGCGCGCCGAGCGTCTGCGCGAGTGTGCCTGCGGCGGCTGCTGTGCCGGTGCCTGCAGCCGTCAGCGCGTCGAGCGTGACGTTGAGTGTGCCTTCGAAGGGAGGCCACACGACCTCGCCGGTGCCTGCACAGGAGAGCGCGTCGAGTGTGACGCCTGCGCTGCCGCTGACAAGCGCGCCGCCACTTCCTGCTGCCGTCAGGTCTGCGAGCGTCGGGGTGGCGGTTGCAGAGACGGAGACCGTCGCGGTGCCTGCGGCGGTCATCTCTCCGAGCGTGGTGGTGGTGCTGGCTGAGACAGCGGCCGCGCCTGCGCCTGCGCAGGTCAACAGGTCGAGCGTGACGGCGAGCGTCCCGGAGACAAAGACGGCTCCGAGTTTCGCAGACGCCGGAAGGAGCGGGTCAAACCGCCACGACATCAGGTCACCTGTCTAATCGACCACCCGATCGTCCGGTCTGACCCGGCGATCCGCTTCATCGTAAAGTCCCACCCGTGCAGCAGGATGAACGACGGCGACACCCAATGCGGCTTGCCCTGCACGCCGTCGAAGAACCACGTCTCCACGACGCGCTGCGTCCCGGCCGACTGCACTTTCTCGTACAGCTTGGCCTCGTACTGATCGGCGGCGACGAGCGCGTTCAGGTCGAGGAACACCTGATAGACGCCATCGGCCGTGATCGGCGTCAGCGTCGTCCCGGCGTTCGGCAGCGAGTACTCCGCGGTGCTGATACTCGCGCTGCTTTCGTAGGCGGCTGACAGAGCCATCGCTATCCTCCGATCCCGTGCGCCAGCGCAGTCAGGCCGGTGACAGCCGTGCCGCTACAGGTCGCGCGTGCGTAGAGCGTCGCCCCTGCTGGCACGTCTGCAAAGCCGGGAACGTCGGCGCACCAGTAGCCAAGCGTTTCGGCGGTGCCGGGGGCGAACAGCATCACGTTCTCTTGAATCATCGTCTTGTTCGTGGCGTCGCCCCACGCGAGGTCGACGAAGTACGCGAGCGCCGTGATCGTGCCGTTGTTGATCTGCGCGCTCAGTTGCCAGTGCCAGCAGCGCCGCACCGTCGTGCCGAGACTGACCCACGATCCCTCTGACCCGGAACTGCCCGAGGTCAACGACACGCCTGCTGCGCCCGACGGCGTGCCAACGGTCTCGGCCCACTGGCCTGCGCGAATGCGGTCGGGTTCAGAGGGCCGTCCGAAGAACTTTCCCCACACGCGGAACGTGCCGGTCTCGGTGGCTTGCCCACAGACGCCGACGCTCGTGCCTGCCTCGATGTAAAGCGGGAACAGGTAGCGATAGCCGAGGCCGGTAGCGTAGGTGGCAGACTGACCGCAGAGGATGTCGGCCAGCTTCACCGTGTACGTCGTCCCCCCGGCAGGGTCGAGGCCGATGTCGATGCGCACCGGGCGCGCCGTGTTTGACGTCGAGCCGATGCCGATCATCAGCCACAGCAGGTAGACGTCCTGCGACAGGTTTGCGCCTGACGCGAGTTGGACGTAACTCCCCTTCGACCCGTTGCCGGGCGTGACACTCACGCCGGGGGTGACAGTCGGCGCTGTTGTCAGCGAGTACTGCCAGCCCCAGCGGTTCGCGCCGCCGATGCCGAGCATCAGGCGTTGCCGTCGGTGAGTGTGAACGCGGTGACGGTGATCGTCTGCCCGTCCGCGACCACATTGTTGTCGAGCGAGAGGTCTCCGCTGCCGAGGCCGACCGTCCCCTGCATCTTGCAGACGGTGCCGCCGGGCCCGACGTAGAGGCGGAAGTGAGCGATGGTGCCGCCGCCGCCGATCGCGGTCCCGCTCCAGACGCCGTTCTTCGTGATTGCGCCTGTTGCCGCCGCGTTGAAGTAGTCGCTCGGCAGCGTCATGCTGCAGAGCACCGTGCCGCTGTCGGCGGCGGCGCAGTCAGCAGGCGCGGCCCCGGTGCGCAGCTTCAGGATGGGCGCGGTGCCGATATGCGTTTCGATGACGTCGAGTCGCGCGTTGCGCAGCAGTTCTGCCAGTTTCACAGCCATCGTCTCTCTCCTTCAGTTAGTCTGACCCGCCTGCGAGATGACCCCATTCGATTGTGCCTTCGTGGAAGCAGCGCGCGTGCGTCGAGGTCTCCGTCCACACGATACTATTCCCGGCGCTGCCTGCGGTGCGCGCTTGAATGGCGAGGCCGCCCTGCACGACGCCACCCGGAGGCGGCTGCGGCCTGCCGAACACGCGGGTGCATTCAGCGTCGGCGTTCGCCGTCGTGCCGGTGCCGTAGATCGTGCCTTCGTGTTCGGGGGGAGCCGCGTTGATGGCATACGACAGATATTCGACGCTCTGGTCGTTCTCCGCCCCGACGAGCACTTCGTTCGCGGCACCTGTCAGCGTGTCCTTGAACGTGTAGGTCTTCGTGCCGAGCGTCACCGTGTCGCCGTCCACGACGTTGTCGCCACCGTACTCCGCGCCGTTGCAGTCGAAGAACCCCCACGCCTTCACCGGCGGTGGGGGCGGCGGTGGAGGCGGCGGCTCGATGTCGCCGGTGATGATCTCGTCCAGCGTCCGTTCGCCCTCGTAGACATGCGTCACGTCGAGCGCGGTGAACGTCGCCACGCGCCGGTCGATGTCGAGCGCAATACCCTCGCACCACAAGATCCGGTCCGTCCAGCCAGCTACGTTGACACCTGCAAAGTGGGTGAGCCGGAACAGGTCGCCGACATCGACGGCTTCGTACGCGCAGAGGCCTGCCTCAAACCCGACGCGGTAGATCGGCGCAGCCGACCGGATGCCGATCCAGCGCTTCGCCACATCTTCGGACGACACGCTGAGGTCGGCAGGCAGCGGCGTCGTCTGCACGGCCGTGCTCATAAAGTCGAGGTCGAGCACCGCTGCGATCTCGTTCCCGGCGTCTGCCTCTGCAACCGCGTCCACGTAGGTCTCCGCGCCGCCGTACTCGTCTGACGCTGCAGGCACACGATACGCGCGAACGGTGGCGCGCGTGATTGCCTCGTCGTCCAGCGCCTCGATGGTGAGGCTCCCTTGGAGCACGTCCTGCGCATCGGTCAGGCGCGGCAGCGCCGCCAGCGCCGCAGGGTCGAGCGCGGCAGGCAGCACGGAGACAGTCCACTGGTGATAGCGGTTCAGGCCGAGCCTGCAGTTCAGCGACACGTTCCACACCGCTAGCCAGTCGCGCACGGTGCGGAAGTCCGGGCCGATGTAGGCCTGCCCGAGATAGCCCACATCGCCGATGTAGCGCACCGTTTCGGCCTGCGCGTCCACGAAACTCTGCGCATTGATCTGGCACCAGCCCGGCTCCCACTCCAGCGGCGTCTCAGGCCAGCTGCCGCTCTCATAGTTCCCGAGCACGAACTGCTGAAAGAAGTGCAGGTATTGCAGGAACGACTGCGTGATGAGCATCCCGGTGCTGTCGCCCATCACCTCGACGCCTTCGACGTCCACCGTCAGCGTCTTCGTGCCGTCTGCAACAGCGTCGGCGTTCGGCCCGACACCTTGAATGAGCGTGTAGCGCCTGCCGTTGATGTCGGTGTACTGCGTCCCGGTCGGCCAGCCTGCTTTGCCGCCGTAGTAGAACTCGGCCCACGCTCCAGCAACGCCATCGACGTAGAGCGCGGTGATGGCTTTGCACGCATGACCGGCGACGACCCACGTGTGCGTGTTCAGGCCGCTGTTGTTGAACGCGCCGACGTAGAGCACCGGGCAGGCGCCGGTCAGGCGAGAGTGCGCGCCGTAGATAATCGGCACCGGCAGGTTCAGCGAGGTCGCCGGGATGTTCGGGAAGTCGGTCTTCGTCAGCGTGCGCGTCGGCAGCAACCTGTCCTTTTCGCGCCGCGCCAGCTTGAGACCAACGGCGTCGGTGAACTCGAGTTCCACGGCGAGGTCGCCGCGAGGCCTCCACGCGCGCAGCGCACCACGGAACACGACCGTCGGCGTAGCCTGCGCGCGCCGGTCGGCATCGCTGATCATGCGCACGATGACCGGCGTCTCGCGCAGCCCCTTCGCCTGTGTCAACACGTTGCGAACGGCCCGGTCGGTATCCGCCAGCGTGCAGGACAGGTCGTTGGCGCTCCACTGGCCGGTGAGGTCGGATAGCGTGCGCGTGGCCGTGCCGAACGACAGCACCCGCCCATCTTTGAAGCCGAGGTAGTAGGAGGACGGATCGGGCAGGTCCACCGAGGCGTAGGTTGTGCCGACGAGCAGCGGCGGTTCCTCGGGCGGCGGCGGCTCGCCCTGTTCCCCAACGAGCAGCACTTCCAGCGCAGCTTGCGACACGCGCGCCCAGACGGTCGGCTCCGGCCCGCGCAGCACTTCGACGGGCGCGTGCGTGACGCGCACGCCTCCTGCCGCTTGCTCAAGCAGCGTCTCGACCGGAGCCTGCGTGATGCGCGCGTCGCCCATCGCCTACACCGTGATCTTGACGCCGAACTCCGCCCCGTCCACGTCGGCCACTTCCCACGCTGCGCTGTCCTCCGGGTTCAGTTCCCAGAGCGTCAGCCAGTAGGGATACGCGACTTGCGTGAGGTAGTGGTCGACGGCGGTGACGCGGTTCGTGCTGGCCGGTCGCGTCACCGAGGCAATCGCGCGGGTGCCGCTGTCTGTCTTCATCGCGGCGAGATTCAACTGCACGCCCTTGATCGTGCCGGTGTAGCCGAGCGCAGGATAGGCCCACGTGTCAATGTGGCCGACCGTGCTGCTGTAGACGTAATCGGTGTCATCGTTGACCTGCGCTTCATCGACGAGCGCTCCGTGGTCGGTGCCGGTCGACGGCGTGAAGTCAGCGTTCGATCCAGCGTCCACCGCGTCGGTCTGCGGGAGCAAGCAGATCACGCGGCACTCACCGAGGAAGTCGTTGTTCTGCGCACCGCTACCGTCGCAGATGTAGACATCGTCGAGGGAGCCTCCGGGGAAGTTGAAGCGCACCCACGGGGCCGTTGTCTCGGCCCTCGCGAGCGTGTCCTTCCCGGTCAGCGTCAGCACAGTCGCGCCGTTGCACTTGACGGTGACGGTGCCTACCGAGTTGTCGAGTTTCGTCTTCCACTCGATGTAGTTCCACGAACCAGAGCGGAAGACGCCAGCCGCAGACTCTCCGAGCAGCGTTCCGGCGGTCACGCTGATTGATCCGTAGGCGGTGATCGACAAGTAAATCTGGGTGAAGTCTGGGCTACCCGCTGCCGCGAGCACGACCCCGAGCGCGTTGGTCGTCGTCGCAAACCCGACAATCACGGTGTCGCCTGTGATGGGGGCATACTTCGCCACGTAGCCGTTGCCGTAGTAGCCGCCCGTGCGACCACCCGTGGTCGTGACGCCCGGTGCGACTGCCCACTCGTACTTGCGGCCCTGTTGGTTGTAGGACAGGTGTTCGCAGCTATCCATGAACAGTAGCGCCATTTCAGTTCTCCCTCATCGGCACGGTCCATTCGAGCCACGCCAGCACGTCGGGCTTGCCGCAGAGCGCGGCTGGCGAGAGCGCCGGTGGCCCACAGTAGGTTGACGACTTCCCGAGCAGTTCAACAATTGTTTGCGATCCGCGAGTCTCGAACGCTCCCTGTAACCCTATCTCTGCGAGCGTCTGCGTCCACCGCGTCTCGACGACAGTTGGCGTGAGCAGTTCGACCAACGCCTGCGTCAGACGAGAGGCTACGACGGTCGGCGTCAGCACCTCGACGAACGCCTGCGACAGCCGCGTGGTCGAGGTCTGGTCGGCGTCGATTGTCTCGACGAGCACCTGTGTCAGTCGCTGCGGGTCGCCGGGGCTGAGAATCAGTACCTCAACCGGCGCCTGCGTGACGCGCGCGCGAACGGTCGCTTCGGCCAGCAACGTCTCGACAGGCGCTTGCGTCACCCGCGCCGGGACGCCTTCCTCTAGCGTGATCTCGACCTCGTCATAGCCGGTGTTCGCGGGAGACTCGGCATCGGAGACAGTCAACCGCAGCAGGTAAGTGCCGAACTCATCGAAGGTGACAGTCGTTTGCGGGTCGGTCGCGTCGTCGAACGTCGCGACCCCGCTGCCGGTCATCTCGCGTCCGTAGAACCGAATCCGCTGAATCGTCGTGTGGTAGTCGCCGCAGTTGTTGGAGATGTTGACCCGATAGTAGAGATACGACCGCTTCAACTCCTGCTGCACCGGGAACAGACGTTCGACGCCAGCGGTCCATCCGGTCTTGTTCGTTTCGGTGCCGAGAATCGTCCAGTTGACCCCGTCATCCGACCCCTCAAACGTCCAGTCCCGAGGCGCCTGCGACGTGGATGTCGTGGACTCGATACCGTAGCCGTCCACGCGCGTTGCAACCGCGAACTGATACTGCACCCACGCCGCGCGCCGCCACGCCACACCCCAGTTGCCTGCCGTGTTGAACGCTCGCCACGCTTCTTGTCCGACCTCTTGATACTGCGCGGACGCGACCCCGCTCGGGGTGGTCGCTGAGGTCATGTTCGGAACGAGTGTCGATGCGCCGAGAACGTAGTGGCCTTCCTGCGTCCACTCGTACGAGAGCGTTGCTGGCGAGCCATCGTCCGTCGCGCTGCCGTCAAGCTGCACGATATAGGACAGAGGAGCGCGGGCGACCTGATCGGGGCCAGCATCTACCCACGGGTTCTCTGGACTGTCAGCGAAGAACGTGCCGCTCGCGGTGAACGTGTGGATGGTGTAGCTGCCATCCGTCGTCTTTGTTCCGCCTCGGCCATTCAGACTGGCGGTGAGGTAGCGGATGATGACGATGCCCGAACCACCGCCGCCACCGTGTCGCGCATAGTCGTGATAGTGACCGCCGCCACCGCCGCCTCCGGTATTCGTGACGCCATTCTCGGCGGTCTCTGTTCCTGACCCTCCATCCCCGTCGCCACCTCCGCCGTTTGCATCAGCCGCGCCCGGAGTTCCGTTCCCCCATCCACCGCCACCACCAGCGAACCATCCCGCAGGACTGCCAGCGACCGACGCGAACTGCGCATACTCGCGGCCCATTCCACCCGTGCCGCCCGTCGTGGTAACTGCTTCGTGTCCCGCTTCGCCGACCCCGCCGCCACCGCCCGACGAGTCGTTCGCACTACCCATTCCGCCGGGGTGTCCCTGCGGAGATGAACCTGCCCCCGGCACTCCTGTGACGCCGTGCGCCGCGCCTCCGCCCGATGCCCCGTCGCGTCCGTTTTCACTCGGCGAGTAAGCACCGCCGCCGCCACCGCCCTTTGCTTCTATCGTGTCGAAAAACGAACTCTGCCCGTCACCGCCCTGCCCGTTCGCAATCATCCGGGGGGCGCCCGCCCCAACGGTGACGGTGAGGAACGATGCGAGAGAGATGGGATACGCGGAGTGGTAGACAGCGCCTCCGGCTCCACCGCCACCGCCGCACCATGTTCCGCCAGCCCCGCCGCCGCCGACCACGAGCACTTCGACCATCGCTTCGGCGATCTCGATGGTCACGTCGTCGTAGCCGGTCAGCGCATCGTCGTCAGCGGTGAGCCGGAGGACGTAGGTGCCGAACTCGTCAAACGTGACCGTGGTGGCCGGGTCGGTATCGTCGTCGAAGGTCGCCGTGCCGGGACCGCTGATCTGCGTCCAGAGATACGTGACCACGCCGGGAGAGGCGGGGAGTCCGTCGTCGGTGGAACTTCCATCGAGCGTTACCGCCGTGGACAGCGGTTGTGCAACGTGCTGGTCGGCACCAGCATCGACAATGGGCGGGAAGTTCGTCGGCGTTTCGCTGCCGAGGAACCTGCTGCTTGTTGCAAACTCCTCGGCGTAGAGCGCGAAGTCGTGGATTCCCAGATAGGAGTTACCGTTGTTCGCGGTGACGTTCAGCCGATAGAACCGATAGACCCCCGGATTAGCGACTGTGAACAACCGCCGCACGTAGGCGGCAGGCCACGATTGATTGACCCGCCGGTCGAGGACTGTCCAGTGGACCCCATCAGGAGATCCCTGAAGCGTCCAGTCCTTCGGGGTTCGACCGGGAAAGTTGTCAATCGACCACGGCACGATGCCGTAGCTCACGATCAACTGCTCGCAGACGAACCTATACTGCAACCACCCGGATGCCGTGTTCGCCGTCAGCCATCCGTTGACGGAGTTAGGATCGAAGGCGTTCCACGCAGCCCCAGACGCAGAATACTCACTCGACGCGCTCGCCTGTCCGAGTGGCGTCGTATTGCTGGTCATCAGAGGGACAGCACTCTTCCCCGCCGACACAATGGGCGGCAAGTGAACGGGGAAGAGTCGCCATCGCGGGAACCGAGGCATCGTTAGGCGCTCACGTCGTTCGTGTAAGTCTGGGCGTAGCACACGATGGCGACTGATTCGCCAGCCGCATCGTCGCCGTAGTCGAAGATCACCTCATAAACCGACCCGCCGGGAATCCAGACGCACCACGCATCCGCTTTGTTCGTGATGTACTCGTTGTCGTTATGGGCCTGCTTCGTCGCCGTGTCGAACGTGATCGCGGTCGTACTGCCGGTGTTGACGGCGCGCAGGAACTCCAGCGTCGAGAGGGCCGTCGTGTCGGCGGGAATCGAGGTCTGCCCCCAGAGGCAGTAGACCTCGCCGGGAATCGTCGTGCCGGTGCCGTCAATCACCATCGCCGTGACGCCCGAGGTGTAGTTCGACCCGTAGTTGATCAGCTTCAGGATCGCCGCCGCGTAGGACGAGGTAAAGTTCACCGTGTCGGCCGCGATGTGGATGCCGTCGTTGTTCGGCACACGCCGCGCGATGAAGTTCACGCCGTTCGTCAGCGCCGTGATGCCGCCGCGCCCAATCGCCGCGAACAGGTACGCGCCGAATGCGGTACGGAGGTCGATGGTGCCGCGAACCACCGTGCCGCGTGCCATGCACCGAGGCGAGATGACCTGCGTGCCGGAGTCGGTCCAGACAGGAGTGAAGGTTGCCATCGCGTAGTCTCCTAACCAGTTTTCTTGACGCCCACTTCCGCCGCGTTCCAGCCGCTCTCGCTCCACGGCGCAGCGGTCGCCGGGTCGGTTTCCCAGATGGTCCGGTTGAACGAGTAGGCTGTCCCGCCAAGACTGATCTCCGCCGAGTCGTAGTCGGTGCTGTTCGACCGGATCACGTGCTTGACCTTCCCCGGACCTTCGGTGCCCTTCCGCATCGCCGTCACGACCTGCACCGCCCGGATGTCAGCCCCGGCCGCACAGTCCTCCATCGCGTAGAGATCCTTCGCGTTCAACGTGCTGCTGCTCACGTAGTCGGTGTCGTCGTTGACAACTGCCTCATCGACGCACTGATAGTTGCTACCCGCCGACGCCGTCCAGTCGGTCGAGTTCCCGGCCCCGGTCGGGTTGAGGATCGAGATCGTGACATCCCCGATGAAGGCGTTGTTATAGCTGCCGCTTCCGTCCATCACCAGTAGGTCGTCGAAGTCGGCCGTGACCGTTGCAGCGGTTGTAGTCGCGAAAAACCCGAAGCCGCAGTTCGTCCATGTCGAGTTCGCGGAGGTTCGCGTGTTCTGTCCGGTTAGGCTTAGCCCAGACACGCCGTTGATCCGTATGTCCACCGTGCCCACAGATGGGTCGATAGTAGCTTTGATCTCGACGTAGGCCCACACGCCAGCCTGAAGCGAGAGTGAGGTTGTGCCGAGCACCGTGGACGCTGTCGCGTTGCCGCGCATCGCGCTGATGGTCCCGTTCGTGTTAACGCGGAACCAGAGTTGATAGGTGTTCGTCTCCGAGATGGACGCGAGCCAGTTCGACGTATCCGATGTCCCATCGCCCCAGAACGAAATCGTCGGCTTTGTCCCGACCGACAGCGTGGCGAGGGAGCTGTATTTGACAGCGCAGCCCATGATGCAGACGTTGTTCGCTGGAGCCAGCGTGACCCCGAGAGGTTCTGACCTGCACCCGGCTCCAGAGCTGTTTGTCGATGAGAAGCGCGGGGCGTTCGACGAGTTCCTTCCGTAAGCCCCGATCACGGTCGCGGTCGGGGTGCCGTTGCCAGCGATCAACTGCGTCCACTTCTCCGCGATGTCGGCGGTCGCGTAGTGGTCGAACGAGTCCATGAACAAGAGCGACATCAGAACCTCCTACAGCGGCACGCCGGTGGCGTGCTCCACTAGCGTCATCGACACGTCGCGCGCCTCGGCGTACGACACGAGTTCGGTGTAGTCGCCAGCGTGCCGCACCCACCACGCGTCGTTCACGGAGGCGTCCGGCACGAACAGGCCGGTCCGTCCCGGCCCCTGCATCGCGCGGTACCACTCGCGCAGCACGAGCGCACCTGCAGCGGTAGTGCGGAACGTGAGCGCCACGCGCCGCTGCCGCGAGCCGAGCGCGTAGACCAACGGCAGCAGGAACTCGGTCAGGTGCGTGATTGTCGCCGGTGTCTCGGACAGCGTGAAGCCGAGCGCATAGCCACGCACAGGGACGCGCTGCGGCGTGCCGAGCCACAGTTCGCCCACGGCGCACGGCACGCTCCCGGAGACCACCAGCCGCCAGAACTGATACGACGGCGCAGGCGAGCCGAGCGCCAGCAGGTCGCGCCACGCATTCACCGAATGCCCGTCGGCAGAGCGCGCCGGAATGGTCAGCGCCGCCGAGAACGCCGGTGAGGTCCAGACGTTCGTGCTGTTGCCTTCGAGCGTCGCGCTGGTGAGATTGTGCGCCGAGAGCGCCACGAGGTCGACCTGCTGCGCCGCGCTGAACGCGAGCACCCACGCGCCCGAGGTCGTTGTCAGCTTGGCAGGTCTGCCCGGCCTGTTGTCGGCCAGATACGCCGCCGGATAGTCCGGGTCCTCGGTCCCCGCCTGCACGCCGATCGTGGCGTAGTTCCGGGCGACGTTGTCGGTCGGGTACTGCAGCATCACGACCGCTGCGCTCATTCGACCAACTCCTTCCGCGTGTCTGTGCGCAGGCCGTTGACGTTGCGCCGATACGCTGACACGAGCAGCGGCGCGACCTCCTTCTCAACCACCTGCTTCAAGCCTGCCGGGTCGAGCGCCTGAATCGTGATGTTGATCTGCGTCGCAGCGGCACCTGCGCCTGCGTCGGTGCGCATCCGGTGCTCGTAGTCGTAGTTCTGTCCGGTCGTGAGCACGCGCTCGCCGGGCGTTAGCATCGCCGGAACGATGTCGCTGCCCTTCGGCTGCATCCAGCCGCCTGCGGCGTAGACCACGCCCCCGGACGCCATCCCCTCTGGCCCTTCGCCCTGCTGCTCGAAGCTGTAGGGAATCTTGATCTCAGGCGGCTCGTCCCAGTCGGCCCACGGCTCTGCAATCGCCGGGTCGATGCCGTTGAACGCTGCGTCGATGCGACGTGCGCCTGTCTCGGCAGCAGCAGGCAGGTCGACGCCCATCTTGCGCGCGATGGCCTCCATTATGACGGCGACCTTTTCCATCGACTTCGCGGTGCGCTCGGCAGCGCTCATGTGGGCCTCGCCCACGGTGCCTGCCTCGACCGCCTGATCGATGAGCGCCTGCGTTGCCGCATCCGTTTCGTAGCCGAACTTCTCCTGCAGTTCCCACATCGTCTGCAGCGTCGGCTGCATCATCTGCAGCGCCGCCTGCCCGTCAGCGCCTTCGGCGATGATGGCGTTGTACGCATCGGTGGCCGTCACCGCCAGCGCTGCAAAGGACTCCTGATTCAGCAGCCCGGAATTGTGCAGCCCGATGAGCGCCTGATTCGCGCCCGAGATGGCGTCCATCAGCGGCCCGGTGATCTCCCCGTCGGCGATCTGCCCCATCCGAGACAGGTTCTCGAACGCTGCGCCTCCGCTGAGGCCGGTCAGTTCCAACTGCTTGCGCAACGTGTCGAGCGGACCCTTGATCGCGGCGAGCGCCTCGCGGAACGTCGCGCCGTTCTCGATCATCTTGCCGAACGTCCCGGCGATAGCCCCGGCCAGCCCGGTCGCCTGCGCCTGCGTCTTCACGAAGATGCCGACGATGCTCGCCGCTTCCTTCTTCGCGGCCTCCTCGGTCATGCCCGCGGCCATGTGCATCTTGACCGCCGCCGCCTGCGCCGCTGCGGTCGCGCCCTTCTCCAGTCCCGCGAACATCGTCGTCAGGCCGGATGCGGCCGTCTTGAGTGTGGCCGAGAAGTAGTCGGTCGCCTCCTTCGCTGCGTCGCCGCCGGCCGCCGCGAGCGTCTGCATCTCCGACACGAACGCTTGCGTGGCCAGACGCTCTCCGGCCATCGCTTCAGCCATCATCTTCTTGCGCGCCTCGACCGACGCCTTCAGCTTTGCATCGAGGTCGGCGATGGCCTTATTCCACGCCTCGACCGTGTTCGCGCGTTGGAACGCTGAACTGCTACTGAGTTCGACGCCCGCCTTCCGCGCCTGCTCGACCAGCTTCTCGTAGCCACCGGCCGACTTGATGTAGGCGTCGCGCAGGTCGTTGACCTCGCGGCCCTCGCGCTTCGAGATCCAGCCCCATGCCTTGTCGAGCGCGGGCATCACCATCGCGCCGATCGCGCCACCGATGCCGGGAATCATGTCGAAGATCGCGCCGCCGACTTTGGCCCCGAGCTTGCCGAGAACGCCACTGAGACTGTTCGCCAGCATCCCGCCCAGCTTCGTGCCGAGCGCCCCGCCGAGGTCGGAGAGGACGCCTGAGATCGCGCCACCGACACCGCCGCCGCCCGTGAACGCCGCCGTCAGAATGTCGGGGATCCCCTTCAGCGCGTTGTTGAAGATGTCGAGGAACGACGGACCCATTGCCGCCTTCACGTCCGCCACGTGCTCGAGCCACGCCTGCGTTGCCTGCGCAGCCGCCTCCTCCTCATACCGTGTCACGGTCGCCAGCGACGACTCGTAGTTCGAGGCGTTCTTATCGAGCGCTGCGCGCCGGGCCTGCATCTCGCGCTCGACTACGCCGAGCCGCTTCTGCAGCGAGTCCTGCTCTAGCCGTTCGAGACCCTCAGCGGCCTTCACCTGCGCGCCTGCGTTGTCGATGAACGCTTTGTTGATGGCGTCGCGCTGCTTGGCGACCACCTCGGCCGTGTGCTTGGCGCTCTCTTCCAGAATCTTCCGAATGTCAGCGGTCTGCTGCTGCATCCACTTCGCAATGTTGATGTCTGTGCCGAACTTCTTCAGCGCGTCGATGACTTTCTGCACGTCGGCTGGCGCCTCGGCCCCGAACGCGGCGAACTTGGCGCGCAGACCTGCCGCGCTGCTGCCGAGCGCCTCGAATATCTGCTGCGCCGTCAGGCCGTCAGCGCTCATCTTCGCGTAGGCGGTAGCGATGCGCTGCGCCTCATCGTTCAGGCTGGCCAGCTTCTTGGCGGTTTCGATAGCGGCGTCTGCGGTCTCAGCGAGGCCGTCGGCCTGCGCACCCGAGGCCGCGCGGCTCAGCGCAGCGTTCTTCGCAATCATGTCGGCAATGTCGAGATGCTTGCCCTCCACGTTGTCGAGGCCTTTGAGGATCACCGCGCTGTCGCGCTCGGCGCTCTTGGCCCACTCGCTAGAGGCCACGGCATCCAGCACGATCGTTTTCTGTGTCTCCTTGATCTTGCTGTTCACCTCGTCAAGCGCGTCCCGCCACGGCTTTGTCGCCGCTGCGTAGTCCGTCGCGCTTGAGGCGATGTTCTTGAGCGCCACGACGGCGAGGCCGACGCGCTGATACGCCATCTCGAGGTACTGCAGGTTCAGGATCGCGAGGTCGTATTGCACTTTCTGCTTGTAGAACCACGACATCAGCAGGCTGAACGCCTCGACCAGCGGCACGACGCCGTAGCGGATCACGCTGATGAGCGCGTCGCGCAGGTATTCGTAAAGCTGCACCTGCGCCGCGATGGCCTCATTGCCCGTGCCCATTGCGCGCGCAACGGTGGCAAGGAAGCCGGTGCCGCCGCCCATCTCTCCGAGCGACTTGTTGGCCTCGTCGACCGCCTCTTTGAATCCGGCAGAGAAGTTCTCAGCAATGCCGATCAGCGCAGGCAGGAACGCGGCCCCGATGCGCAGCGTCAGCGCTTCCCACTGCATCTTGATGCGCGCGATGGCGTCTCCGGCGATGTCGGCAGCAGCGGCAAGCTCGGTGGACATTGTGAGGCCGAGGTCGTCTGCGGCCTGCATCAGTTCGGTGATGCTCTCCTGCGTGAGGCCTGCCATATCCTTGAAGCCCCTGCCGAAGATGGCCATCCCGGCAGCCGCTTGGTCGGCGCGGTTCGGAATCTTTTCGAGCGCCATCATCACCGACAGGAACGCCTCGTCCGGTTTGCTGTTCTTCAGCTTCGTCATGTCGAGGCCGAGTGCACCGAATCGCGCGCGGAGCTCGTCGGCCTTCGTGCCGACCTGCCCGAGATTCATCTGCATCTTGGACATTGAGAGCACGAACGAGTCCATTCCGATGCCGGTCTGACTGGAGACGTAGCGCAGGCGCGACAGGTTCTCGACCGAGGCACCTGTCTTGAGCGACATATCGAACAGGCTGCCGCCGAGGTCCATCGTGGCCTTGATCATGTTCGGCACAGCCATCGCTGCCGACGTGAAGGCCTGCACCGCCATCTCGCCAATCTTCTTGAGCGCGTCTGCGACCAGCGTGCCGACGGCAACGCCTGCAGCCAGCTTTGCGAAGAACCCGCCGCTCGCCTCGCCTGCTTTCTTGGCTTCCTCGGCGAGCCTCTTCTCGGCCTCTGCCAGCTTGCGCGTTTCTTCCTCCGCCTTCTTGGTTTCTTCGGTGACGCGCTTCGTCTCTGCGGCGATCTTCTGCAGTTCAGGTGAGACGGCTTTGCCGCTCTTCGCCGCCTTCTCGAACCACGCCTGAAACGTGGCGTCTGCTTTCTTGGCTTCGGCGGCTGTTAGCTGTGTCGCGCCACCCATCGTGGTGATCGCCACCGCCATCGCCTTTGCGTTCTGCTCTAGCTTCGCGCCGTCCATACTCTTCGCCAGCGCGGTCGCGGCCCCGGCAACCTTGATGAGTTCCTTCTCGCCAAGCTGCAGCGCTGCCTTCATCGCGTCGATGTTCGCGCTGACCTTGACAACGAGTGACGAGTTACCGCTAGCCATTGCCACCTGCCTCTGCCTTCGCACGCTCGATGGCGGCGATGACGCGCTGCAGGTGCGCGCCCTCTTGCGCATCGGCCGCCGGGAACAGCCACGGCCGCGCGGTGCGATGCACCGTGCCGAACTCTAGCCACTTGCCTACGTGCCGCTCGGTTTTCTTCGAGACGTTCTGCGCTGCGCCCTGCAAGCCGCCGGTGTCTTTGACGTTGCGGTTCATCATGACCACGTAGCCATCGACAGACCGCCGGGCCTCGACAACGACGTTCTTGACGGTGAACGGACGGCCCTTGGCGATGCGTGCCTGCGCCTCGACCTTGACCGCGTTGGCCGTAATGAACGACACGGCGCGCAGGTGCGCCTTGGCGCCGAAGCCGAAGGCCTCGAACATGCGCACCGTCTCGCTGTAGTCGACGCCGATCTCCAGCCTGTCAGCCACGGTGCTCTCGCTCCAGTCGTGCGCGTCGGCGCAGAATCAGCGCTTTCGCGTGGTCGTAATCCAACTCCTCGACTAGCTGCATGAGTGCATCGCCCTTCACGACGGCTCGCTTGTCCTCGGCTTTGTCGTAGACCTGCTTCGCGCGCGCGTAGTGCCTCGCCTCGATGACCTCCTCGACCCACCCGACCGGCTGCCGCCGCAGTTCCCGCGCTGCCTCAGACGGCAAGCAGTTGAACTCCTCGCAGATGCGCCCGATGTAGTAGGACTCCGGCAGCAGCCCGTCGTCATCGAGCGCCCGGTGCAGGCGGCTCAGTCGTTTTTTCTTGCGGCCTCCGCCTCGGCCTCGGTCTGGAACAGGCTCGGCTTGGTGAGCCGCATGATCTCGGTCGCAAACCACCGCACCGCGTCTTCATCGAGGTCATCGATGGCACGCACGCGCGGCACGCCGTTCCCTTTCTCGTCGGTCATCAGTTCGACCGACAGGCTCTCGGGATACGTCCACGCGACAATGCCGCCCTGCGCCACGACATACGGGTCGAAGCCGTTGAGAGGATCGGCTGCGACTTTCTTGACCTGCTCGGCGATGTCAGCCTGCTCGGCGCTGTCGTCCTTCTTGAACAGCGATTGCATATCCTTCTGAACGGCCGCGCCGCCTCGGGCCTGCACGTCGAGGAACAGGCCCGTCATGAACACGTTGCGCGCCCGTTCGAGATGACGACCCGCGAGTTTGCGGATCGTCACCTCGTTCGGAGGGTCGAAAGGTATCGGCAGCGTGACAACGACACGAGATGCAAACGGACTCGCCATACTCCACCTCCAATGGCGCGCAGGCGTTGCTCAGCACCCGCCTGTGCGTCTTGAGACCTGCCGTGTTAGACGCCGCGCCGCACCTGCACCGTCGCCCCGGCCTGCGCGAGCACCACGCGGAAGCGCGTGACGTCCTTGACCTTGCCGACGATGTTGAACGACTTGATGTGGACGGGCAGTTCGGTCGAGGACTGCGGGCTGCCATCGGTCCACGTCACCTTCAGCGTGTACGGCGCGGTGTCCGCACCGCTGACGGTGCCGAACAGGTCCTGCGGCCCGTCGTCCGCGTCGTCGTAGAACCCTTCCAGCGTGATGTCCGGCTGGTTGGTGATGCCGACGGCCATGTTGACCACGTTGGTCATGCCGTAGGTCGTGCCGTCCACGAAGATACCCTCGCCGCCGAGGGCCACGTCGGACAGCACGAGATGGGTGATGTCCGAGAGCGGCGATCCCGCTCCGAACTCGATCTTGACGTCCGGGCTTGCCGACTTTGCCATAGCTGTTACTCCTTGCCGTGCGCGCTCACGCGCCCTGCTGTCTGGTCAAGTAGCCGACGCAGGCCGACTGCCTGCGCAAGCGTGCGGCGCGCCAGATCCGCCACCGCGTCCGACTCGCTCTCGTAGATCCACTGCATCGCCTGCTGCTCGAGACGGCGCACCTGCAGCGCACCGGCTGCGGCCTGCTCTGCGCGTTCGGCGGTCACGGCCGCGCCTCCAGCACGTGTACGCGGAACGTCGCGCTCGATTGCCCGGCACGCACGTTGCCGACTTCGAACGGGCTGGTCGCACGCGCGCCGTCGTACCAGACCGCCAGCCGTTCCCATCCCGCAATCGCAAAGCGCGTCTCGCGCAGCAGGCGCACCAGCGCGTCGATGACAGCAAACTGTTCCGCGCGCCCTTGGTAGTTCGAGAACACCGTGAACACCAGCGTGACGATGCGCCCCTGTGACCCGGCGCTCTCGCCCATCGTGTCAGCGCCGACTTCCTCGGCGCTTTCGAGGCAGAGGTAGGGCCAGACAGGTTCTTCGGGTACGTAGTCCCAGACGCCGCCCGGCACGCGCAGCATGAGCGCGCTGTCTGCGGCGAGCAGCGCCATCACCGCCGTCTGCACGGCACTCAGCGCGGTTTTCCCTGTGCTCATAAGACCTCTACTGCGTCGATCTCCAGATACGTGCCTGAGCCGTCAGGGTCGGTCGGCTTGCCCACGATCTCGCACACGGGCCCCGCGCAGCCGACGAGCGCGAGGCGCATCTTGGTGGTGATGTCGGCGCGGTGCCGGATCGTCACCTTGTATTGCGGCACGACCTGCATTGCCTGCGCCGCCAGCGACTCGCGCGACGTCAGGCTGCGCCAGTTCGCCCACACCGTGCAGAGCACCACCGTGTACGAGACGGCCTGTCCGCGCAACGCATCCGTCGTGGCGGTCGGCTCGTAGAACACGACGCGCTTGGTCAGTTCCCCTGCAGTCATCGTCAGGCCAGTGCCGGATCGCGATACCGGCGAAGCATACCCTCGATTACCGGCGACAGGCTCCCGGCTGCCTCGCGCGCCGGGCTGTTGACAATCGTGCCGGGGTCGTCGCCACGGAACCTGTAGAGTTCGGCCAACTGCATCAAGATCGCCGCCTGCACCAGCGGTGGACAATCGGTCTCGTCGGTCCACTGCGGCGGCGACACGCTCGCCACGCCGAGGTAGTCGAGCACGATCGCTTCGGCCGCGAGCATCTTCATCTCGATGTCAGCATCGCCGGGGTCGGGCGTCGGCGTCGTCGGCACGTCAATGCGCAGGTGCATCTTGGCTTGCGCGAGAGTAATGAGGCTCACGAGCAGACCTCCTTCACGCCGTAGATGAAGCGCATCCCTTTCGGGTTCGTGTTCGGCGTGGCGACGCGCGCGAAGTGCTGGCCGTGCTCGCGCTCGAAGCGATCCCACGCGGTTGCGACGCCGGGATACATCGGATTGTCGTAGTCGTCGCCAGCGACCACGCCGCCGACGCGCAGGTGCGGCCACCAGAGCGTCAGGTCTGCGAACACCGACGGGTCGGTGTGGTCGGCGTCCACGTAGAGGCAGTCAATCGGGCCGCGCCACGCGGCCGCAGCCTCGTCGGTGCGGGACGGGATGAGGCGCACGCGCGACGAGACACCGGCCGCGACGAGGTTGCCTGCGCACTCCAGCATCATCTTCGGCAGGCCCGGCTGCGTGCCGCCTTTGCTGCCGTTGACGTCGCCGGTCCACGTGTCCACGCAGTAGAGCGTGCCGCCCCACGTCTGCAGCAGGCGCGCGATGGCAATCGCCGACGCGCCGCGCCACGTTCCCAGTTCGACGCAGACCGCAGGCCGATGCAGGTCGAGCAGGTCGAGGAACTGTTCGCCGTGGTGGAACCACCCCTGCGGCAGCCGTTCGAGTTCAGGCCTCATCGGTCCTTTCCGATCTGCGCGATGACCTCGGTGCGCCACACGATGTCGGTCTGCGGCCACGTCATCGAGGCCAGAAAGTCGTAGTCGCCTTCGCGTCTGCGCGTCCACTTGCCCAGTCGCGCCGGGTCGTTCGGCAGCAGCATCATCTGCGTCGAGACGTTGCCGCAGCGCACCTGCGCGTCGAGCCAGAGCGTCGTGCCGGTGAGGTACTGCATCCGAAACAGCACAGGCTGCGTCGGCGTCTGCTGCATCGCGTCGGCAATCGCGGCGCGCGCACCGGGCAACCACCAATCGTCGTCGTCGATGAAGGCGAGATGCGTGCCGGTGGCGTTCGCGATCGCCAGCGTGCGCTCCTTGCAGCCCCAGTCGTTGCCGGGCCGCGTGGCAATGAAGCGCGCGCCGAACGCCTGCGTCGTGGTCATCCGACAGGCCGGGCCTCCGCAGACAATCACTTCGTCGTCGGCGTGCAGCGGCTGATTGGAGAGCGACTGCAGCGTGCGCGCCAGCGTCGAGCGGCCTACGGTCGGCACGATGATGGACAGCTTCATGCGAGCGCCCTCATCTGCGCCGGATACTTGGCCAGCCTGAAGAGGAACGTCGCGCGGTTGAGATGCCGCCAGCGCGCGCCGCGCTGCATCACGCC